AGAGCAGATAATGTATTAGACAATATCGGCGCGATAGCAGGCCCATTTCGTCTTGGCCCAATTGACACACCTATTCAAGTTTCTAATGAAGAAGAACTTATAAAGAATTTTGGAAAACCACTTTCAACAGATAGGCAATATGAGTATTGGATGAGTGCAGCATCATTCTTATCTTATGGTGGTGTACTAAAAGTAGTTAGAGCAGACGATGATGATTTAGGTAATGCAAATGCTGGTGTTGGTATTGCATCAACAACCGTAATTGGTGGGACTGGTGGTTTAAAAATAGAAAGTTTTGATGACTATCAAGAAAATCACACATCTGATACATCATTCTACTACGCTGCGAAACATCCGGGATCGTGGGCAAATGGTGTTAAAGTTTGCCAGATAGATGATCAGGCAGATCAAATAATAGGAATAAACACAACAAGTTTAGAGGATTACGGTTGCACAATCGGTATTGGTGTAACAGCAGCGTTAACCAATGTGGTCATACCGGGAGCAGGAACAACCGCAACATTTACAGGACATTTAAAAGGAATTGTTACTGGAGTTGCAACTGATGCGACAAATGGTGATTCAAAATTTGATGTGAAAATCACTGCTAGAGTATCAAGTGCCGGAACAGAGTTTCCAATTGATTATGCTACTAACTCACTAACAAATTCATTCAAGACAACAACTGAAGGTGGTGGTGCTGGAATAGCAGCAACAACTGTATTCTTTGTTAATAGTTCTGGTATAAACACTGGTGCACCAAATGCATCAAATACAGCTGTATCTGCAGAGATTGTTACAGCAGTTGACTGGTATGATCAACAGACACTTGGATTAGAAAACTCAACAGTATTCTGGAAGTCTCTCGCACCAAGACCTACGACAAATAAGTATGTCTCAGATAGAGGTGGTAAGAACGATGGTATTCACGTCGCTGTTGTTGATGATGTTGGAACAATCACAGGTATTCAAGGAAATATTCTTGAGAAATTTACTGGTTTATCAAAAGCAGTTGATGCAATATCAAATGTAAATTCACCAGAAAAAATATATTATAAGGATTTTATTGCTGCAAGAGCAGAAAATATTTACGCTGGATTCAATCCATCACAATCCCAAGACACATTCCATACAACATCAGATGGAACTTTCCAAGAACCTAGAGCAACTGGTTTTGGAACTGGATTTGTAGCAAATACAACTGCACAAGGTTTATGGAGTCAAAACGCACAGGGTGTAACATTCGCTGCCATTGGTAATATAACTTACTCTCTTGGTGGTGGTACAGATTACACCAGTGTCTCTGGTGCAGTTCCTGCTCCGGGAGCAAATGGTGGTATGACTGCGACCCTTGGAGATCTTAAAACTGCATATGACACTTTATCAAATAAAGACGAACAAGCAGTTGATTTCTTAATCATGGGCCCCGGTTGTGGATCAAGAGATTTATCACAATCAAAAGCAAATCATCTTATATCAATCGCTGAAGCAAGAAAGGATTGTATGGCAACAATTGGGCCACACAGATCTGACATTGTTAACATAGCAAACTCAACAACTCAAACAAATAATCTTTTAGAATATTTCAGTCCACTTACATCATCATCATTTGCAACTTTTGATAGTGGATACAAATACATGTTTGATAGATTTAACAATGAGTTTAGATTTGTTCCTACAAATGGTGATACTGCAGGACTTATGGTTCGCACGGCGATCACTTCATTCCCATGGTTCTCACCCGCAGGTGAGCAGAGAGGTGTGATTAACAATGCAATTAAACTTGCATATAATCCAACAAAAGATCAAAGAGATCTACTATATCCACAAAGGATAAATTCATTTATTACAAAAGCAGGAGTTGGAACACTCTTGTTTGGTGATAAGACAGCACTATCATTTGCATCAGCATTTGATAGAATTAACGTTCGTCGTTTGTTCCTCACAGTTGAACAAGCTCTTGAGAGTGCTGCTGAAGCACAAC